AGCTATTTCGCAGCAGGGCCGGGGCGCTACTACATAGCAGCGCAGTTTGATAGCGCGTCAAACAAGTTTAGGGCGCACGCGCTTGGGTTTTTTGGGGCGTCGTCCGTGGCGTCTACCTATGGGGTGCTTCCAACTCTCACACCGCCAACCGGGTTTACAGCGAATGTTGGCCCGATTGTGAGCACTTATTGACAGGCGCCTTCTTAGCGCATAATCTGAGAACTGTACCGGCCCAGTAGACCGGGGTTTCTACGGAAACACCATGAACGACGAAAGTCAAAACTTAGCGGAAGTTGAATCCGCGCAAGCCCCCGAGGTGACGGCCACCACGGATCAGGCACAAAATGCGCCGGAAGTCGCTGAACAGAGCAACGAACAGGCTGAGGAAAAGAAATTCTCCCAAGCTGAAATCGATGCGATGATCAGCAAGCGTCTTGCAAGAGAGCAACGCAAGTGGGAACGAGAGCAAAGGTTCAAGGCGGCAACGCCCGAGCTGTCTGCTACGCCCCCGTCGCAGGAACAGTTTGAGTCGACCGAAGCCTACGCGGAAGCGCTGGCTGAACGGAAGGCTGCAGAGCTGCTTGCGCGCCGGGAAGCAGAGCGCCAGCAGGCCGAAACTCTTGAGAGCTACCATGAGCGCGAAGAGGAAGCACGCACCAAGTACGAGGACTTTGAACAAGTCGCGTACAACCCGCGCCTCCCGATCACGCAAGTGATGGCCGAGACGATCCAAGCGTCTGACGTTGGGCCTGAGGTGGCTTACTACCTTGGCTCCAATCCGAAAGAGGCCGATCGCATCGCCAAGTTGTCGCCGTTCTTGCAGGCGAAAGAGATTGGGAAGATCGAGGCCAAATTGGCCGACAATCCTCCTGTAAAGAAATCGTCGAGCGCCCCAACGCCGATCACGCCTGTCACCCCTCGGGGCGGCAACGCAAGGGTTCTGGACACGACTGACCCGCGCTCCATCAAGGAGATGTCGACGTCAGAGTGGATCGAAGCCGAGCGCCAACGGCAGATCAAAAAATGGGATGCTCAACAACGTGCCCGCTAACTTTTGAAAAGGAATTGTCATGGCAAACAGCCTGCTTACCATCGACATGATTACTCGCAAGGCCCTCGAAATCCTTGAGAACAATCTTGTCCTGACCCGTAACGTGAACCGTCAGTACGACGACAGCTTCGCTGTCGAAGGTGCCAAGATCGGTTCGACCCTGCGTATCCGTCTGCCCGACCGTGCTCTGGTCACCGACGGCGCCGCGCTGCAAGTCCAGTCGGACAACGAGCAGTTCACCACCCTGACTGTCGCTTCCCAGAAGCACATCGGCGTGAACTTCACGTCTGCCGAACTGACTTTGCAGTTGGACGACTTCGCCGAGCGTGTGTTGAAGCCTCGTATCAGCCAGCTGGCCGCCAGCATCGACGCTGACGTCGCCAACAGCTTCCGCTACATCGGCAACAGCGTCGGCACCCCCGGCACCACTCCCGGCACCTCGCTGGTTCTGCTGCAAGCTCAGCAGAAGCTCAACGAGAACGCCGCTGTGATGAGCCCGCGCTACGCGACCGTCAACCCGGCCGCCAACGCTGGTCTGGTCGAGGGCATGAAGGGCCTGTTCAACCCCACTGACACCATCAGCCGCCAGTTCAAAAACGGCATGATGGGCATGGGCGTGCTGGGCTTCGACGAGATCAACATGTCTCAGTCGATCAAGCAGTTCACCACCGGCTCGCGTAACGCTACCGGCGGCTCCACTTCTGCTGCTGTGTCGAGCGAAGGCGCTACCACCATTGCCATCACCGGCGCTGGCGCGAACGCTACCGTGAAGGCCGGCGACGTGTTTACCGTGGCTGACTGCTTCGCTGTGAACCCGCAGACCCGCGAGTCCACCGGCTCGCTGTTCCAGTTCGTGGTGACCGTTGACGTGACTCTGGGCTCCAGCGGTGAGGGCAACCTGACCGTGGCTCCGATCTACTCGGCCTCCAACGCTCTGGCAACCGTCAACTCGCTGCCCGGCAACAGCAAGGCAGTCGTGTTTGTGGGCGCGGCCTCCAGCCAGTACCCGCAGAACCTTGTGTACCACAAGGACGCGATCACCTTCGCTACCGCCGACCTGATGATGCCGCAAGGTGTCGATATGGCCTCGCGTCAGGTGCACAACGGTATCTCGATGCGTATTGTTCGTCAGTACGATATCAACAACGACCGTATGCCCTGCCGTATTGACGTGCTGTACGGCTACAGCGTGATTCGTCCTCAGATGGCCGTGCGCCTCTGGGGCTGATCGAAACTTTTTTGAAAGGACATCATCATGGCTATTCCTAATGGTGCTGGTGGCTATCAGTTCAACGATGGCAATACTGGCGAAGCGCTTCTGTTTGTTCAGGGCGCGCCCACGGCGCTGACCGCTGCTGCTACGGCTACCGCCGCTCAGTTGGCAAACGGTCTGTTCACCTTCAACGGCACTGCCGGCAATTTGACGCTGCCCACCGTGGCAGATTTGGAAGCCGAAGTTTCTTCGGCCAACAAAGTCAACGCCGCGTTTGACTTCTATGTCATCAACATTGACGCCACGACCGACGACGTGACTGTTGCTACCGCAACGGGCTGGACGCTGGTTGGCAACATGGTGGTGACTGAAGCCACTTCGGGGCACTTCCGTGCCCGCAAGACCGGCGACGGTACTTGGACTTGCTATCGCGTGTCGGAATCAGCAGGGGGCCTTTGGCCCCCTGTTCTTAAAAGGACAAAACCATGCCAAATACCAAACCAGTTGGCGTTGCGTTTTCCGACCCTGAGCTTGTCTCGGGGACTACGATTACCGGCGCCACTATCACCAACTCCACGATCACCGGCGGCACGCTGTCCAGCCCCACGCTGACCGGCGCCTCCCTGAGCGTTGACGTCGCCAAACCGGCGGCTGCGGGTTCGACCCGCGCCGACGCGACGGCTATGACGGCTTCGTTCAACTGGGTGACTGCAGCTGACGCCACCAAAGGTGTTGTGCTGCCTGCTCCCACGGCTGGCCGACTGCTTGTGGTTAAGAACGATGATACGGCCAACGCTATTTTGAAGGTCTACGCTCCCGGCAGCGCCAAAATCAACGGCGTCGCTGGCACCACGGCTTTCTCAATGGCTGCGAAAACGGCTTGCTGGTTTGTGGCGTATGACACCACAGACTGGTTCTCCGTTCCTCTTGTCGCTTCTTGATAGGGCGGGGGCCGTGTGCCCCCGTTTGAAAATTTATGGCCGTCATCTATCTACGTCACCCCTTGCATGGGGCAAAAGTTGCAATCTCCGACATGGAAGCCGAAAATGACTTCCAGAACGGCTGGGAAGAGTTCGACCCGGCTGAACCTGTAACTGATTCAGCGCCGGCAGCTGACGTTGTGATCGACGAGCCTGAGCCTCAAGAGGCGCCCGTCGTCAACGAGCTGCAGCCGCGTCGGCGCGGTCGTCGTCCTCGGGAGGCCACGGAATGACCACGTCTGCAACCGCCGGTGAAATCATCAACGGCTCTCTGCGTCTGCTGGGAGTCTTGGCTGAGGGCGAGACGTCTTCAGCTGCTGTGATGCAAGACTCGATCATGGCGATCAATCAAATGATCCAGTCATGGGACACCGAGCGGTTGTCGGTCTTCAGCACGCAGGATCAGGTCTTCACTTGGCCTGCCAACGTCATTTCTCGCACTTTGGGCCCGACCGGCGACTTTGTCGGCAACCGGCCCATCGAAGTTGACGACTCCACCTACTTCAAAGACCCGTCGTCGGGCTTGTCGTTTGGTGTCAAGATGATCAACCAGCAGCAGTACAACGGCATCGCGTTCAAGACTGTGACGTCGACGTACCCTCAAGTCCTGTGGGTGAACAACACGTTCCCCGACACGACCCTGACTATTTATCCAGTGCCCATCAAGGCGCTGGAGTGGCACATTGTTTCCGTCGAGACGCTGACCGAAGTCACCAGCGTGGCGACCGACATGTACTTCCCGCCCGGCTACCTGCGCGCCTTCCGCTACAACTTGGCGATGGAGCTGGCGCCGGAGTTCGGCGTAGAGCCCTCGCCCCAAGTCACTCGGATTGCGATGACCAGCAAGCGCAACTTGAAGCGCATTAACAACCCGAATGACCTGATGGCGATTCCGTACCCGATTGTGGCGACCCGCCAGCGCTACAACATCTATGCCAACAACTTCTGATGAAAACGCCGATCCTTGGAGCCACCTACGTCGCGCGGTCGGTCAACGCGGCCGACGCGCGCATGGTGAACCTCTTTCCAGAGGTTGTGCCAGAGGCCGGCAAGGAGCCGGCCTTTCTCATGCGCGCGCCCGGGCTGCGCAAGCTCACTGAGGTTGGAACCGGCCCCATCAGGGGTTTGTGGGCGTTGGGCAGCTTCATGTACGTTGTCAGCGGCACCACGCTGTACAAGGTCAGCACCACCTACACCGCGACGTCGCTTGGCACGATCGCCGGCACCGGGCCCGTGTCCATATCGGACAACGGCACGCAGATTTTCATCGCGGCCAACGGCCCGAGCTACATCTACAACTCAACCACAAACGTCTTCGCACCCATCACCGATCCAGACTTCCCCGGCGCGGTCAGCGTGGGCTACCTTGATGGCTACTTCGTCTTCAACGAGCCCAACAGCCAGAAGTTCTGGGTCACTCAACTGCTCGACGGCTCATCGGTCGACCCGCTGGACTTCGCCAGCGCAGAAGGCGCGCCTGACGGTCTGGTTGGCCTCATCATTGACCACCGCGAGGTCTGGCTGTTCGGCACCAACAGCGTCGAGGTTTGGTACGACGCTGGCCTGCTGGACTTCCCGCTGCAGCGAATCCAAGGTGCCTTCAACGAGATCGGCTGCGCAGCTGCCTACTCCATCGCCAAGATGGACAACGGGCTGTTCTGGCTTGGCAAGGACGCGCGCGGCCAAGGCGTCGTCTACCGCGCCAACGGCTACACCGGCCAGCGCATCAGCACGCACGCTGTCGAGTGGCAGATTCAGCAGTACGGCAATCTGTCGGATGCGATCGGCTACACCTACCAGCAGGACGGCCACAGCTTCTACGTTCTGATTTTCCCGAGCGCCAACACGACGTGGGTCTACGACGTCGCCACGCAGGCGTGGCATGAGCGCGCCGGCTGGGTCAACGGCGAGTTCACCCGGCACCGCAGCAACTGTCAGGTGTTCTTCAACAGCGAAGTCGTCGTGGGCGACTACGAGGACGGGCGCATCTACGCCTTTGACCTCGACTACTACCAAGACGACGACCAGATTCAGCGCTGGTATCGGACGTGGCGGGCGCTGCCCACTGGCGCCAACAACCTCAAGCGCACCGCGCATCACTCGCTCCAGATCGATCTGGAGTCAGGCGTTGGCATCAACCTCGGCCAAGGCGACGACCCGCAGGTCATGCTGCGCTGGAGCGACGACGGCGGCCACACTTGGTCAAACGAACACTGGGCCCCCATCGGCAAGATCGGCGAGTACTACCGCCGCGTTTTCTTCCGTCGTCTTGGCATGACCTTGAAACTGCGCGACCGTGTGTACGAGTTGTCGATGACTGACCCAGTGAAGACAGCCATCATGGGCGCCGAACTGCTGCTCAGTCCGACCAATGCCTAGCCCGACCAACATCTCAAACATCACGCCTCCAAGGGTTGACTTAATCGACCCTCGGACGGGCCTGATCTCGCGTGAGTGGTATCGGTTCTTCCTAAATCTGTTTCAGCTGACCGGCAGCGGCCAAAACACAACGTCGCTGACCGACTTGCAACTCGGCCCTCCAGCCCCGCAGCAAGAGGATTTGACAAGCGTCATTGTTGATGTTTCTGGGCTCGAAAAACAACCCTCTCAAGAAAGCGCGCTTGACCAGATTGCCGAGCTGGAAAAACAGATCAACGGTTTGCTGTCGGCGCCTGTCCCAACACCGCAAGTTTTGCAGCTTGTGTATGGGACTTTCTACAGCACCGCAAACCAACTAGACGGCTCTAACACCACGGCGTACCCGGTCGTGTACGACACCACGGCGTACAGCAAGAACGTCACGTTAGAAAATAGGACAGCGGTGTTCACGGCGTCTATCGGCCCGGCCAGTACGACCATGACGGTGACGGCCATCACGTCTGGCCCGATCTACCCCGGCATGGTCATCACAGGCACGGGCGTGACGGCTGGCACTTACATCGTGTCGCAGCTAACAGGCACGGACGGCAGCACGGGAACGTACCAAGTCAGCGCTTCGCAAACCGTAGCGTCTACGACCATCACTGGCACTTGCAAGTCCAAAATAAAAGCCGAGATCGCGGGCGTCTACAACGTGCAGTTCAGCATCCAGTTTGTAAACACCGACAACAACATCCACGACACAGACGTCTGGATGCGTAAGAACGGCGTCAATGTGCCTGACTCTAACAGCCAGTTTTCTGTGCCCAATCGGCACGGCGGCGTGGACGGGCACTTAATCGGCGCGCTAAACCTGTTCATCGATTTGGCGGCGAATGAGTATATTGAGTTGATGTGGGCTACTACAAACACCTCCACTACAATTCAGTACATTGCTGCACAAACCGGGCCGGTTCGACCCGCTACGCCGTCCGTCATCGTCACGGTGGATTTAGTGTCTAAACCAACGCTTCAAGGAATTTCAGCATGACAGTTACCGTTAAAGTTCTTATTCCTGCCAAGACGGCAGAA